CTACACCGCCTCCTTCTTCTTCTTCATCGTCTTCTTCTTCTTCGTCAGCAACGTCTTCTGCTTCTTCTTCGGCAGCTTCTTCTTCTGCTTCTTCGTCAGCAACTTCGACTTCGTCATCCTCTAGGGCAACTTCGTCATCCTCTAGATCCAACTCCTCCTCCTTCAACTTCTTCGTAAGCATACTCTGCAAACGAGGAGCGAATGCTTCCTCAAGAGCAAGTCTTGCATTTGCAAGTGCAGTCTCACGAACAGCTTTGGCATCAGCGATGGCCTCTTTCAATAATTTACTCATGGTATAATTTCCTTGATTAATTTCTAAAGTCATTAAGGACTTCAATCAGGTTAAAACCTTTGGTCTTGTTTCCAATAAGAGTGGAACATTTTGAAAATAAATATATATCTAAATACGAAAATATTAAAAAAAGTTAAAAAAACTAAAAAAAAAGAGTGGGACGAACCCACTCTTTTAATATTAAATGTATTTTATTGAGTTATATTACAATATTTTTTTGTTTCCTTGAATTCTTGCAAGAGTTTCCGATAATGTTGCATTCTTGAATTGTCTTGATTCAATTTCTTTAACTTGATAAGTTTTTCCGTCAACCTCAAACTCGTCTTCACCTGCTTCTTTTGCTTTACGAACTGCGTCACCGAATGCGTTTCCTTCTTCAACTTCTTCTTCAGTTTCATCTTCTTCGGAGTAGCACCCCGATTCTTCTTTCACTTGATAAGTTTTTCCGTCAACCTCAAACTCGTCTTCACCCGCTTCCTTTGCTTTTCTTACTGCATCACCGAATGCGTTTCCTTCTTCGACTTCATCGTCTTCTTCACCTGTGAATTCCTCGGTATCTTCTTCTTTGATTACTTTTTCTTTTACAGGATAGGTTTTGCCACCCACTTCAAATTCTTCGTCACCGTTTTCACGTGCCTTACGAACTGCGTCACCAAATGCGTTTCCTTCTTCAATTGCTTCCTCGTCATCTGCATCACCTTCACTTTCTTGCTTTTTAAGTATAGCGGCCTTGAGTGGTTCTGGTAATTTTTCTTGAGCAGCGGTCAACCCTTCAAATAATCCAAGTTCAGTTGCGACTTCTTCGATGATTTCCTTAAGTTCTTTTCTTGTAATTTTCATAATAATACTAATACCTTTATTTAATTGGTAAAAAATGTCTGTGGTCACTCACCATCTTTTGATAGTTTCTAAATAAAATTCCTTTGTTCTCTGGGTCTGCACACGAATCACATACTTCAGTCATCGATTCTATGTGCGAATTTAATTCCGAACGAAGTTGTTGTGTAGCAAATCTAGTTTCCGACTCGGATAATTCCAAATCTCCGGCAAACACACACTTTATCCCTTCGGAAATTAATGTTTCAAGAAATCTGTTGATTTGTTTTGGATCAACCATTCCTTCTAAAATTTTTGCCGAGATGTTTGAGAATATGGGTGTAACTCTAGTTTCTACAAACGACTCGTTTTGCATCAACTCGTTAACAAACAAAGATACTTGTTCTGAATCCAACTCCTCAAGAACTTGATCATTTTCACCAACCAAACGAGCAAGTGAATCCTGTGCAGTCATTTCAGACTCCATTAACTCACCATAATACTCGGGGTTTGCACAAAACTCATACACGGATACTTCGTCTGTATAATGCCCACCGAAACGGGAATCCGTTGAATTGACAAAGTTTAATTCGGACTTAGTTGCATATTCGTTTGCATCAGATATTGTACCTTCACATACAACTTCTCGTTCATAACCGGAAAATCCCATAGACTTCTTTACAAATTTACCTTGAATTTCACATGGATATTCAGCAACCTCAAGCAATACTTGAGTTACATATTCTTTTAATTCACTTCTTTTCATTTGTGGTTTCCCCTTGTATTTCAAAGTATCTGTTTAAGATATTTCCCATATCTTCGTATAAACCCTGCATACGTTGTGTGTAGACCTGTCGTTCACTTGCGGTCTTGTAAAATTCCTTTGCAAGAGTTTTAATTTCTTTTAAGTTTCTTTTTACACTCATTGCATCAAACCAATCATCGGTTTCGTTGAGAATATATTTTGATGCGTTTTCAACGATATTGCATATATCTTCGGCAACATCCATATCTCTTGCTTCAAGTGCGATGTATCGTTGATACTTACCGAACTTTGAAATCTTCTCAGATGCAAGTTTCTTTTGATCGGATGACATTCCTTCGTCATCAAATCGTCCAGTCATGGGATTAAATTCGTTGATTTGGTCACGTTGCTCTTTCGCAACTTCCAAAATACTTTCTTTAATTAGTCGTATAACCTCGTTCTTTTCCATATTAAGATTCTCCAACTTCACCTAAAATTTCATGAATGATTCCTTCAACCTTACAAAACTTTGAACAAACTCGTCCATCAGTTACAACTTGAGTTGGATCAACCGATTCGTTCAAATTAACTGGTTCAAGAAAAGCACCCCTCGTAGAAGGGTTGCTCACAAAGTCAAATGCAACCAATTCAAAATCATCATTTACAAGTGTCTTACCCTCGGATTCTCTTGTAGTCCCCATTCCACGTGAACTGATTCCAAGTGTGATTCCTGATTTAAATAATTCCTTCAAAATGTTGCCGGCCGGGGTACTCAGAACATGAACTTCACCAACAAGTGCGTCACCGTCCCACCACATCTTGGATACGTTGTGACTAACGTTCTGTAAATTTACCACCGCACTATCTGGGTGGTCTAGTTCACCGAGTGCTCTTTTGTCATCAATAAGTTCTTGGTACTTGCCGGCCTCCCTCTCAAGCAAATCACGTGTATAAACACGCCCATTTTGATTTTGCTCCTTTGCTTTTTGAAGAATGCCACGAACCACCAAATCTCCTCCATTAGACTCGATGCTTTCCGCAATTTGTTCTCTTGTGAACTCAAAAGGGAGTGTAGACACTATAAGTTGCTTTGCCATATCAAATAATAAGTATATACGTATAAGTATTTATTTACAATTTAATCCTTTTTTATAAAACAACAAAATCCACCGTCTACCGAAGATGTCTCAACTCCCCCTCGGATATTTCAGCAATTTTATTAAAGTTCTCAGAAACAACCCCAAAATCAGTTTTATCACCAAGTTCAATGGAATAGTCCACACCCTCAAGGGAAACTTGCTCCCCCATGCACAGACAATAAGTTCTATCACCCCTTGCAATTTCAACAACCAAACCACCATTATAATAGACCATTGACATGACCTTTGAACCTTCGGATTCCAATATAACCCCAAGATGGCGTGCAGAATCAAGTAAACTATCCTTTGATTCCGTTGCTGGAAGTCTTTCGGGTAAATCTGTATGTTTAGTCTCTGCGAAGTCTTTTGCGTCCTTCAAGGAAATTCCGTCTGCTATCTTCTTTATTTTCTCCCACAAAGTTTTAGTAACCGAATCCTTTTTCAACTCACCTTTTTTAAGTGCATATACCATACCAAACAATCTTTGTTGAGATGCCGATGTTGCGGCCTCTTGAATATTTTCTTTTTTTGTCTCAGAAGAATCCTTTTCCTTTTCTTCCTTTTCCTTTTCTTCTTTTTCCTTTTCTTCCTCTTCTTTGTCAAATTGTTCGTCACCATCTCGGGTGTCACCCATTGGTTTTATATCAAGACCATTGGAATCAACATCTTCGACATCACCTTCTCCATCTAACCCAAGTTCAAACATAGCAATTCCAAGTTTGGCCTTCTTTAGTAACTTTGAAACCTTTTCCCAATATTCTTCGCCAAGTTGCTTTCCATCGGAAGAGTTTTTTGCGGATTGTATGATTGGAGTGAGTTCCTTAAGTGCTTTTTTATAAGCAAGTATTGTTGGATCAGTTAACTTCTTCTCGTCAAAAGAAGAATCCTCTGCAATTGATTCTGTTTTACATGAACAACTCATGGTGATTCCTCGTTACTCAATTCAAGATTTGATTTACTTAGTGTTGCATTCAGTTCTGCACACACATCAACCACGGACTTTATATCCGATGATAAAGATTTAACACACTCCTCTAACTTCTCAATTGACTTACCCTTTCCAACCGAAGATGCGTCCAACCGAAGACTATATTCATACATATGAGTTGCACGATTTTTGGATATGGTTGCAGTTGCAATTGAAGTATCTGATTTAAGTCTCAATTCCGCACCCAACGGACATGGTGTCCAGTCTCCGTCCAAAACGTCACACAAAGATTGACCAGGGAACCACTTATTTATTTTTTGAGGTTCTTTAGTTTGTTTGGCATTGAAATTGTTTGTAACCATAAACGAAGTTTCAATGTCCTTTCTCTGTGAATCTTTCATAATATTTTATCGCAACTCGCGAAGTTTTTCGGAAATTCTTTGCAACCTAGAATCCAATTTATCCAAGTGTCGTGTGGTTGTCTTCCAATAAGACTTATTACTCACAGAAGTCTCTAACTTAAATTTGGAACTTACCTTTACCAACTTTTCCACATCACCCAACATTTTATTAATTTCACGTATAGTAACACCTATCTTTTGACGTGGTGTCATGTCTGGGTGGTCTCTGTATAGATGGTATAAACTCTTACCCTCGGCAACGGTGTTGTTTTTTTCGTTCTTGGTTGTTTTAAAGTCAAACACCTCCGCAGTATCTTTTATTGATTCTTCGTGATCTTCTTCGTCTTTGGAATCAAACGCATACGGGGTTTGATACCCATCAATGTTTCCCGTGGAATTTATTTCAATCACCTCGGGTGGATTGCACTCTTCGCAGTCTGGATTTTGGCATCCGCATTCTTCGGACAACACTTCACTTAATAAATTGCGAATTAACTCTCTAAGATTTTTTTCAGTTGTTTTCATGCTTCTCAAGTTCCTTTATAAGTTCATATGACATGAGCAAAGTAGAAACTTGTGAATCCTTAACAACTCTACCGTCACTGATAGAATCTAATTGAGAAATAACCTCTCCGAGTTTTATCTTAACCACTTCGTCATCCACGACTTTATCAGACAATTCACTGATCCGTGATTTCACATTTGGGATTTGTGTATCTATATACTCCCGCAAACTATTTGTGTTTGAAATATTGTTTATATAGTTTTTAAGAAGTCTTTGTTGATCTTCACTTAGAGTGCTACTATATTTCTCATTAAATTTGTCAACCAAAAGTTTATATGTTATCAAACGGAGGTCTTCGTTGTGTTGCTCATAATCTTCGGTGGATTCGTTGGTTTGTGCTTTCTTGCTACATAATCCTTGAAGTATGGTATTTTTCGATTCGTATAATTCTTTGGCATCGCAATAAATGTCTTCGTTTTCACTTTCAAACAACTTAAAGATACTGGCATATGTTTTATAGTTGCGAATCTTTGAACGAAGGAAATCATCAATCGGATATGCACCCTTCATCTCTTTAACCAACTCGTATCGTTGTTGTGCCAACTTTTTAGTATTGAGTTTTTTATGAGACTTAGCAACTGCATCAATCAACCGCTCCGCATTTCCCGAGTCGTATGCTGACTCTTCCATGAGTAGTTGATACAACCTTTGCTCCTTGCCAAGTGATGCGTCTTCAGCAAAATATTTACGCATCAAACGGTTGGCATGGGAGTCTTGTTTATCATCAAGAATATCAGCAGTAATTTGCCGAACCAATAGTTCAAACAAAATGCCAGTATTCTTAAATTTACTATGTTTTAATTTTTTCACGTGAAAATCAAACTTTATATATACGAGTATAAATATGAGTATAAATATAATTATCGACCAATATTTTTAAAAAATCATTTATCAATTAAATTATCTTCATTCAAATACCCCTCGGTTTTATCGGTTTTCTCCGAAGTTTTCCCCCCAGAATCGTTCTTTTTCTTGGTTTTAACCACCCCCTCCGTATTCTCAACTATAAGAGAAGAGTCTGTTGGAAGTGAAACTTTAGACTTCTTTGATGATAAAAATTCATCAAGTTTATTAAAATCTGCTTCTAATTTCAACGGACTGTCACCCCAATCTCTACCCGAAACTCGTCTTTCTCCTGCACCAAGGGGGTCCCTCCCCATTGGTTTTTTATCAGGATGATCATATTCTTTACCTGCATTTCTTCGTTTCTTTTCTTCTTTTTTTCGTTGCTTAATTGCTTCTTCTTTTTCCTCTTCGGTCATTCCTTCAAAATCACCGAACCCCCAACTATCATCCTCGTCACCTTCATCGGGTTGTGCGTTGGGGTCAGCAGGATCAGTTCCTTCATTTTGAATAGTTTCCAAACGATAATATTCTTTTGCATCGTCAACAAAGTTTTTGCGAATATCATCAACCTCATCATTTGATAAACCAAATATGGTATTATATATCCAATCCTTGGAAAACATTTTGGCATCCATCATATCCCTTGCGGTGGAAAGCTTTTCACCGAGAATACGAACTCTTTCTTCTTCAAAAATGGTAGATGGGTTCGTAAGACCCAAATTAAAGTCAACTAGTTTTGCATCTTTATACCCCTGAGCATACAAGTGGACGATGGCAATTTTAGTAAGTTCACTAACTGCAATTCGTTGGACTCGTTCAATTGTTCTTGCAAAACGAATATCTTCCGCTGCTAAAGTTGCTTTGCCGGTTATTCCTTCTTCATACCCCAAAAATGCTTTAGGTATCTTGAGTGCAGCCATCATCTTGTTTTTGATATACTCAATATCATCTGTCCCGTCATAAGTCATAGCACCGAGATTTTCAATTCTAGTTCCACTATCACCACCACGAACTGGCATAAAGAAGTCTTCGGTCATATTTTGCATATTGAACTTGAGATTGTAATCTCCTGTTCTTTCATCAACAAACGGAACTTTTTTCATTTTGTTGATCACCTTCTGCATAAAGTTATCAACTTCGTTTGGTGGAATGTTACCAATATCAATATAGAACATTCTTTTTTCTGGTGCTCTCATCACTCGGTGAATCAACATCGCATCTTCCATGAGCTGAAGTTGCTTCCAAACTCTACGTGCAGGTTCGATGACACTTTTTCCGTATGGAAGAAAGTTACTATCACCCAACATTCTGAAGTGTGCTATTTCATAGTTCTCGTAATCCGCACGGGTCTGTCCTTCTTGTTTGAACATAACATAAGCAGGATTTGTTGGGTCCATGTCCTCAATACGAGTCATTTCATATGTGGAAATGGGTTTTACATTGTGAATTCCATATTCCGGTTCAATTTCAAGATGCAAATAGAAATCTCCATACTTGCACATATTACGAGTCCAACTCCACAGATTAAACTCAATATTCAATATATCGTAAAATAAATTTTCAAGGATACCTTTAACATTAGAATCCGAACTTGAAATTTTTAGAACATCCCCGAACTCACTTCGTGTAGTACATTCGTCTGCGTAAATATCCAAGGCACTTGCTAGAATCGGATCACTTTCCATCATATCATAGTCACTGAACAACTCCAGACGGTGTGTCTGAAATCCGATGTTGTTGTACTGACTTGCAAAATCAGAATACAACGTATGCATTCTATTGTACTTGTCTTTTAACTTGGAACTATACTGCAATTTGTCGGTGTCGGCAATTTTAAGCTTTTTGCCGCCCACGTTTCGCACGATCACCTCGGACGAAAACATACGTCTAAGTCCACCAAATAATTTCTTTACTCCTTTTTCGTCTGCCATGACATTATAACTTTATAAGTGACCTATTGTATGTAATATATATAAGTTTGTCAAACTAATATATACATATTTATTTTAATTCCCCAGCGGCTCCTATTATGTCACCCGCACCGAATCCTTGAAATGGTCCCAGTGGATTTCTTGTTTTCTCTGTTTTATCTATATTCTTTTCACCGGAATACAATACATACTCAACCGTATCATCGACAATAAGAATCAACACACTTATTTGCCAACCCGTGGTGTGTATTTCCTTTCGGAAATTTAACATATCCATGAACACACTTCCTTCTCGTTGATTTTTTAATCTTTCCAAATTTATTTCGTATGCCAATCCTTGCTCTCTTGCAGCCAGTGTCTTCAGAACACCCGCGGGTAGCTCAATCTTATTAAACAACGTAAATCGTGAAGGACTATCCAACTTGAACTTACTCATTACATCGAGATAAGTTAATCTTTTCACATTTGGTATATTTTCCAAATCAAGACCCATTCTGACCAAATCGGAATATTTGGTCTGACCCACTACAATATTATTCACCACACCTTCAACTTCCGTATAAGTTTCAAATGTTGATTGCGTATACACACCTGTTGTGGGTAGCATTTTTCTTGAATTGCATCCTGTCGTAAATAGTATCAATATTAAAGTAGTTAATATAAGTGGCGTTTTCATTGGTGTGTATCTCCTCGTTAAGTTGTTAGTTTTACATAAATATCATTTCAATAACCAATCCAAACTTTCACTCCCTCCGTGTGGATTTTTCATTTCGTATGGATTGCTTTTTAGTCCAGACCTAAGATAAGCATCACCCATATCCAAGTTTGTGGTCGAACCCATGTAATCAAACATTGATTTTTGTGTGTTCATGTTTTCCGACCTAAATCTAAGTGCAGTATCTCGCACCCATAACGAAATGCATAAACTCATAACCAAGTCATCGGTGTAACCAGGCATTGCTTCTGCTTTCATTCCGTTCCATATAAAAGTAAACATTTCCTCAACCGTTCGTTCTGAATTTATCACAAGTTCCTTTTCACGAACATAACTTTCCATTTTACTGATGATGAGGGGGCGAGTCTTAACCGAGGTTGTAAATCCAGGAACTTGCTTCTTTTCCATGCGATTAAGTTTGTTGGTGTGCTGGGCAAGTTCGTCTACATATTGATAATCTCGTTGAGTATAATATAAATTGCTATAACCTCTGTCCAATATTTGTTGCAAAACTGCCCAACCAATATTCGCATTTTCCACAACGAGCAATGCACCATTATATTCGTTTGCTACCGCAACGAGCAGATTTCCGTAATCTTTTGTTTCCATGTCACCACGAAACTCTGCAACTTGAACCAAATTCTCAACGTCAAATACATGAAAAGCACTTTTATCTTTTCCGTCACCACGTGCAACATCGGCCGCAACAACATAGTCCTTTGAATGATCGGGATATTCCCACAACCAATATTCTTTGTTTATACCACGCTTCTCAAGTGGTTCTTTCATGCTATTTTCCTTATACCACTCCACTATATCCGCATCAATAACCGAACGACCACTGCTTATGAAGTCACAATCACATTCTTGAGCCGCATCTTTATCCCCAAGTAACTTGGTTTGTAAATCTCTCCATTCTTGATCTCTTTCCGGATGTAAATTCCAATGAAGTTTAATTGGATTAAAATCATTTGATCCGTCCATAGAACCTACCCATGTCTTATGAAAGAAATTACCAATACCATTCGGGGTCGACAACAATATAGAACGACCACCAGTTGTAATCGTTGATTGTGATGCAGTCCATATTTCCTCCATGTTCGTAATAAACGCACACTCATCCACAATTAACAAACTCAATGATGACGAACGAGATGCATCCACACTACTTGAAGCCGCACGAATGGAACTTCCATTCTTAAACCTCATACTGAGTTTATTCTTCTCGGTACATTCACTTCTCAACCAACTTGGTAAAAAGTCCGACATATGAGTTACCTTGGTAACAATGTTTTTTGCGGTTTCTTGGTTGATTGCAATACAAAGTATAGACTTATCGGTAAAAAAGGTCATTAACCACAAAGCATATCCGGAAACGAGGGTAGATATTCCCATCTGTCTGGCCTTGAGAACAATATTAAATTGCTCATCTCGGAAACTCTCAAGTGTTTTTTCTTGAAAATTATATAAAGCAAATGGAATCGTACCAAGGGTTGGGTGCTGAATCTTGCAGTATTTCTTCATAAAGTATGCAGGTGATTTTAAGCACTCGGCATACTCTTTCTTGATTATTTCTCGTAGTGGAGGATTGTTATTTGCCATCCTCTATAAATACGTATATATACTCTTTTTTACAAAAAGTCGGAGGTGTCGTCTAAAATTTCATTTCCTCATACGGAATTAACTCGGACTCAACCTCACTCAATCTCTTCTCAAGTTCTTCCAAATCTTTATCCAAATCTCCCAAAATCTTATCTTTATTTGGCAGATCCCATTGCTCAAAACTTCCGTCTTCATTCATAAATTGTGGATCGGATGCTATATGCTCCTTGGATTCCACTAACCTGACACGTGTTTCTACAAGAAAACTTCTTTCGTTTTCAAGTATTGTTTTCTTTTCGTAATCTTCGTATTTGCCTTCTTCTTTGAGTTTTGCTTCAAACTCTTGTACACAATCAAAGCACATCCCCTTCATGGCAAGCATTCGTTTATCCAAATACTTGGTGTGGTCGACCGTACATAAATCCTTTGGGCAATTCTGTGCTTCACGTAGAGACTTCCTAACCTTATCAAAAATCGTATCGGTTCTGACCCTTGAAGTGGACCCCACTTGTTTCCACTCCTTGCCATCCTTATCAGTCCAAATTTCTCCAGGTTGACGAATTACAAGTTCTTCAACTTCACCTTCGTAACCATGAACTTTTGGAAGTTCTTCACCTTTAAATAATTTGCGTGATTTTTTAATCACACTTTTCAAATCGTCTTTATCCATTTTAGCCATGTTTATATAATGCTCCTTAATATGCAAAATGTCAAACTATAATAATAAAAACATTACACAACAATCGTGTAAGTTCCCTTCTTTGCTACAAAGTTGGGTTTTATCATAACAGTCATTACCACAAACATAAGATTATAGGGTGACTTCTCTTGGAGTATTCCAATCAAATTCAATGCACTCTTTTTATCCTTTACATGAATATAATCACCCACATCAATTCTATCAAAGACGAGTGCTTTTGTAATATCGGGTATTGCTTTGTCAGCAACCTCCATTATATCCGTTTCGGATATTTGCATATGGTCATGCCTTGACTGACGTTCACCTGCGTGTTTAGTCTTGTTTATCTGAACGGAGATATTTACTTTGTCACTTACCGTTCCGATGACTGCATCCATGAGTTTAATCATATTTGCCTTTCTTCAAAGCTTTTCTATCATATGCCTTTTTATTTTTCATGGGTCTGCTTTTAGGCATAGTTGGTTTCCGCACCTTTTTGTACGCATCCATTCGTGTCATCAACTTTTGCTTTTTTGCTTCCGACAATTTTTGTATTTTGTGGACAAGCATCTTGATGTATTCCTTTTTGCTACCACGACCTTTAAAGTATGGACTTTTATCACTAAGCATTTTTGCAATATCAAGCATTGCTTTTAATTCTTTTACATCTTCTTCGTTATCTTTGTTTTCGTTCATTTCAATCCATCCTGTTTTTGGTACGTGTTGATATCTTTCAAGTTCAACACCCTTTGGAGAAAGTACAAGCAACCACTCACTTCCCTTGGCACGAACCTTTTTAAAAGTAAACTCAGCATTTGGGTATTCTTTTTTCCAATGTTTCTTAATTTCATTTGCAGTTTTGTATTTAGGTCCAACATACTCGTTTACAGGACCATCTAATCTTGTAAACTCCACATAAAATTTACCAGTATCAGATGATTCATATGGTTTTCCTCCCACATTGTCGGTGTGTTTCTTGGCATCACTGCGTGTATCAAATACATAAGGTTCTAACTTCCCGTCAACATACCTTGCGGATACCTCTGGTTGAGAACCATCTACACTGAGTGTTAATACTCCGTGCTTGCCTTCTTTTGATTCTCGTTGGAATCTCTCTGGATCTAATTTTGGATCATATATTCCAAGTGATAATGATATATGATGTTTCATAAGTTGATCAATTATATTGGTGGTTGCGTACAAAGATTTCCTTTTATCTAGTCCAGGAATCTCATCTTTTATTTTGATAATCAATTTTGCAAGATGGCCTTTGCCGAACTTCTGATCCTTTATCATTGAAAAAATACCTGGATACTTTTTCTTAATAAGTTCGTAGGTTTTACCCACATCAAATTTTACACGTCCACTTGAGAATACGGCCGCAAGTTTTTTTGCAAGTGTTGCAGTTATCGCAACTGCACCTCCCGTGATTCCAACTATTGATGCAATCGTGAGAGGGTCAACTACCTCGGTTAATGGGTTTGGTTTAGATTTGGCACGAACTCTTTTAATACGTTCCTTTTCATTTGCTTTTACCCGTGGCATCAACTTCTTTGCAACTCTGGCAATTAATCCGGGTTTCTTGGCAAGTTGTTTTTCAATCTTTTCTTTTGCAGTAACTGGTAAATCGGAATACTTCTTTCCACCGGTCATCTTCTTGACAATCAAATTCTTTGCTTGTTTCTGTGCAATTTGTCTAAGTTGACCTGGGTTCTTTCTTCGTTTCTCTTTCCGTTTCTTGGCAATCATACGTTTCTTTTGCGTACGTTTGGCTGCTCTTGCCATCTTCTTCCGAGTTTCACGGGAGATTTTTCTTTCTCCGACGTTATCCATCAGAACCTCATTATCCCCATAATTTGATTTATGGGTGCAAATGTTCCAGTTAACTTATATGTTCCACCTTTGTACTGAAATACAATACCCTCACTTGGGGCAATCGCATCCGCACCTCCGATGTCATTCAACTTTTTCAAATTCTTTTGAAGTTTTTCCATGTCCTTCTTAAACTTTTCAGGAGACTCCACGGAACTAAGTTTTTTCTTTTCCAAAGTTTTTACATGGTCATTCAATGCCTTTGCAATATCATCACTTCCTCCTGCGGCCACAAACCCACGAACATTTTGAAGTACTTCCGCACCTAGTTTCAAAAAGATAAATTGAAATGGCCACATATTTGCTTCAAACTGCTTTACTATATCTTCTTTTTCAAATTTGTTTACCCATGCAAGTAGTTTGGGTTGATTCGACAAGTCCATGCGTATCGTTGTAATCTTATTTGATTTATCGTTATATGCCCAACGACCTATAAGTGCTTCATAAACATTTGATGGAAATACTTCTTTTAATTTGCTTTGTTGTTTGTCTAAGAGATTTCTCCACCATGCATCGTGATACTTCATAACCTTATCATTATCTTTTAACTTAAATTCTTTTTTAAGTTTATTAATCATGTTAGTATACTTTTCAAGTGAATCACTAAATGTTTTGCTCTTGGGAAGTTCTACCACAATCGGAGCATTCAACGAATATCGTTTCTGAACATTGGCATTTATTTGACGAAGCATTCCTTCTAAAGACCTCGCAGAATCTTTAAGTTCACTTGTGATGTCATTTCCCTCGGCATCTTCAAAAACTGGTTTACCCGCAGAGTCGTATGCTTGAGTTCCATGAAATACTAACATATCAACATTTTGTGGAATAACATTTTGAGTGGCAGGTGTCATTACCTCAATGTTCATAAATCGTTCACCTTCTTTAAATACCTTACTCTTTTGAGCATCACTTAACTTTGAAATTGCAGATTCCAAATCTGTGACCGCACTTACGAACGCATCACGAATATTCTCTGCACGATCCGCAAAAATATCTTCAAACTCGGATACATTGGGTGCGGCTGCTCCTGCGTTCTTTAGATGCCCTTGGTTTCTTGCTACTACAAGTTCACCGTTCTTCCAACTAAACATCAAATTTTGACCATCAAGTTTCTCGGTTACGTCTTTTTCAACACTCAACTCACCTGCCAATGATCTGCGAATTAGTTCTTTTAAATCTGCAAAAGTCAAATCCCTATCATCAAACGGATGACTCATGTGACCGGCCGCGCCACCTTCCGTTAGCAAAGTGGTTTCATTGATTGCATGACCCTCAACCCCCTTATCAATTTCCTTTTCACCATCCTCTGTTTTTTTGGAATCAATCGTATGACCACCACTCAAGTCTTCATCACCCTGTTCGTCATTCTTACGAATGGAGGTCTCAGACCCAATGAAGTCAACAAGTTTGTATCCTGCGGTTTCTGCAACTCCCTCAATAAAAGACACCCATTGTGAATGTGCCTTTGAAGTTTCTTCGGTATTTATTTGATTTGTTGGTGAACCTACATCAAAATTTCCAGATGGGTAAAAGGATACCGCAGGAACTGGACCGGCATAATTTCCCCACTCTCTGTAATCTGCGTTTCTCCCTAGTCCGTTTTTGCCGACCACAAAGTCCAATAAATCATAACCAAGTTGCTTTGCTCTATTTGTGGTATGAGATTCGTATGACGTACCGGGATAATATCCAGCAGGACCATCGTCCACCATTGCCTTGCCCATTCCCATAACGGTACTTATCTCATTTAAAAGTTGTGGAAATGAATCAACAAGTTTTTCAAACTTAGGGTATTCTTGTAAGAAACCTTCAAAAATTTCTTCGTTTTCAAACAAAGTACTAAACTTCTTTTTCAAATACACATAAATCTTTTCGTCATACCAACCGAACAATTGCTCAAATGCTTCTACCCTCTGTGCATCTGTATATTTTGGGCTACCAAGAAGTTCACGAATATATGTTCCGTTTACTTCCTTTCCAAGAACCTTGATGCTCACATGAGGAGCAACAATAAAATATCCGTGCTTGGCATACGGCTCTAACTTGTTTTTGTGCTTTGCATATGACTGATAATATCCAGGTGTTCCATCAACCTTTTTTGTTTTCAATCGTCCCGCATCTTTCGCACCAAATATATAAACAACCGCAGTTGTCTCTGGATCATAATTCTCAAGTAACTCTTCACATACATAGGGGTTTTTGACTTGAACAACATTCTTTACTTTGTGCTTTGTCCATATCATTTTCTTTTCTTTAAAATTCAATGGACTTTTGGTTGCATCTGTTTTGTTACTAGTTGCAACCCATGCTTCATCAAATTGCTTATCCAACCACTTGTATGTTTTGTAGTGGTGCAATCCAGCAGGTTGAAATCTACCTGGATAAATTCCAATCACCTTTGTAATTTTGGGTGCTTCCGTCAGCAAATCACCTAGCATATACTTGGTGAGATCACCTACATAAGACTCTGTGTTGTTATCGGTCATTTACTTTTCAAGCAATTCAGACAAAATTGCGCGGATTTGCTTTCTAAGTTTTTGCTCATGTACTTTGCTGGCCACAAATCTACTGAAATCACCTTGGGACATTCCACCTAGTGTGTCTGCCATTTCGTCGAATCCTTTTCTTTGCAAAAATCTAATTACTTTGTCTTTTGCCTTCAGAATACTTGAATGCAACCCTGACATAAAATCCAGTGCCTTCTTGTATTCCTTTCCTGTTACTTTAATTTCATTTGTTTTTTTCATTTTTGATTCCTCGTATTGAGACATATAAAAATCTTCATCCTGAGCAGCTGCTTGAAAATCTCTCCATGCTTGTTCTGCTTCTTTTCCAACCAGTATCACTTTACCCTTTGGATAATAAAGTATTTCATCACCCTTCTTGAACTTAACACCACCCTTACGCATTCTGCGTTGAACTGGTAATCTTTGCTCACCAGAAACTCCATCGTATTTTGATTTCATCCAAAACGGATCATCTTTATATTTGTTGTATTCGTTTACTTTCATTTTAATCTTCCAAGTATTCTTCGACTTTTCCTGTTTTAATATGACGTTTGCAGGCCTTCTTTTTATCTCGGTGCATATGTGGTGCTTTGTCAAGATATTCTTGTGTGCAATGAAATATATACCCATCTACTACTGGACCTTCACTCGTTTCACCTTCACTATACGCACCAATAAACTTAAACTCTTCTTTTTCTTTTTTCACAAGTTTTGTTGCCAACAATCTTGCCCATCGTTCATTTCCCGACTTGTTTGACGAAAAACTATAAGGAGCATGATTGGGAGCCATTTCAAGTTTCCAAGTTTCACCCAACTTGTCCTCTGCAATCAATTCATCTAGAATGGTATCAAACACTATCGATCTCCTTTGAATTTCAAGGTTCTAATTTGGTGAAAATATTTATTGAGTTGGTTTTTGTCCAATTCTAAACTATCAACAATACGAGCAAGAACTGCAAGATTTCTTCTTTCATTTAAGTTAAACTTATTGATTACATAAATAGAACGACTGAGATGCCTCTCCAGATCCATTGGCAATACCACATCCTCTATGATATCCATATCGAGGTCTTCGGTCACGCGATTGCGTTTATCACCACTTTTGGTCATCTTGTCGTGCTTCATCATCAAACTAATCCACTCTTTTCCAATTGGGTTGCGAATAGGTTGACCAACGAACCTTGCAACTGCTTTTAATATAAACGGAGAAAGATCAAGTTTGCCTGGTTTGGTCTTGCTACGAGTATCTTCGGTGTTGTCCACAATAATAAAGTTTCTTTTAAACACACCTTGAAACTTGCCAAGGTTTTTTTGCACATCTGTCCATACGTCTTTGACAATCTTCCGCGGAAGTTTTCTTGCACGAAATGCATTTCTTTCTTGTGCGACTTTCAATGTAGTATTAACGAATACCATATAACAATCGTACCCAAGTTCCTCAAGTTCTTTCTTCTGCTTAATTATCTTGGAATAGTCATCCCCAGTTCCGTCAACAATAACACCAAGCCTTCCATTCTTATAGTGTTCAAATTGTTTGAGCATAATATTTTTGGCACGGGAGCGAATTGAATTTGGGTCATCACTCGTAATTTGATTAAATACTTCATCATCCAACGAACCCAAATCCAAACTATGACCCGCCCTCTTCAGCAAGTGTTCAAATGAACTATCACTATTGACAATCTTCAACCCACTTGACGATAGTGACTTTGAGGATGGTGCTACATTAAATATGGTATCAACCGTTGCCGATTTACCGGAACCAGGGCCACCTGCAAGAAATACTGCTTTCAAAATACCTGGATCGTATACACCCTCAACTAGAGTAAAATAACCCTTTCGGAGACCTGCTTGAATTAGAGTTTCTTCAAGTTCTTGCTTTTTGTCGGAATTTTCCATAGATACAAACGTCCTTAGATACAATAAATATATATCTAAATATGTTTATATCCCATATTTTATCCGACTATAACCATCTTTAGATTGGATTTCTATAATCTCATCAACCATGTCACGCATAATATCAAGGTGACTGATTACAAGAATAAACTCAAACTGACCTTTTAGGTATGTAAATAGATTAAATACACTATTGATGTTGTCTCCATCCAACGAACCCCAACCCTCATCAATTGCC